ATAGTATCTACTTCAGCAGTTACTTTTGAATTTGTGAAATCAATTTCTAATAGTTGGTTTCTTACAGGAACAATATCATTTGACTTTGGTGTGACAACAACTTGAATAGTACCATCGGCATTTGAAGTTCCTGTGACTGTCATAGATGGAAGTGTTACTAACCCTGTGGCGTAATCAATTGTACCTGTTGTGCTACTCAAGTAAGTTCTTGTAGTACCACCAACCAAATAGTAAGTTCTAATATTTCCAATACCATCATCGTCAAGGAATACTGTGTTTGAATTTCCAGAGATAGTGAAACCAGTAGAAGAAACAATACCACCCATAATAGAATTGTGTCCACTATGTGGGTTATACAATGCGTTTGTGAAATCCAAAATATACTGTGATGATGTATTAATTATTGCATTTACAGACTTCTCAATTTTCATTGTAGTAATATTAGAAAGGATAGAACTATCTGCAGCATCAATCAATCTAGAAAGTTTTGAGAATCTAAAGACTCCATCAAACTGTTCTAAGTCACTAACATTGTATGAACTGAGAACAGAATCAACTACTGTCTCAATTGAAGTTGCAGTCTTTGTTGTAGACTTAGAATCAAACTTAACAGTTGTTGACAATCTTAATTTTATAGTTTCTGGGTCAACAATTGTTGGACGAACAGATGCAATATTGTAACCGTCTAATAGTTTTACAATACTATCCTTTTGTGCCTGTGTTAAATTTATACCAGACTTTGTTTTGATTGCAAGATAAACTTGTCCGTATCTAGGTGGGTTATTATCTTCACCACCCCATACTTGAATTGCTTTTGTATCTGCATAAACCTGTGGCAATATTGTTTTATAATCTTGTGTTGTTACTGCTCTACCCTGTGAAGAATAATCAAGAGGAGCATTATATTTAATTGATTCTATTGTTTCTGCCTCTGCACCACCAGTTGCTTGAACCAGAGTTGCAACAGTAATATCACTTTCTCCAGCAACTGTAGTTCCACTGAATACACTTGCACCGTTTGCTTTATCTTTATTAGTAACAATGTATTCTAGGATAACGATGTTTCCGTCTGTAGGTTTAGTACCCACAACACCATCTCCAAAGTAAACTTCAAACTTACCATCTTCAACTTCTTGTAGGAAGTATACATTTGATGTTCCAGTAACTTGTGAGATATCAGTTGCGAGGTTATAACTTACAACCGTGTTATCTGATACTGAGTTCTGAATAGAAACTTTTAATGTTGTCGTATCTGCACGAGCATCCGTAACCATATATTTCTTATCAAGGTTAGAATTGTCTACAGTATATTTTGCAACAACAAGTGAACCTTCATAGATGGGAAGATTGATAAATCTTGTAACACCGTTAACAGGCCCAACAGTCTGAGACGCATTTGTAACAAATCCATAAGTTGAACCATCTACTTGTGTAGTGAACTTAGTTCCTTTAGCAATAGTTGCAGAACCACCAACAAAAGAGTTTAGTGTAATATCAACATATGCAACTGGTGTTCTTACAGAACGAGGAGTGTAACCTAATGTCTTTGCGTGAGAGACAACTGAAGAACGTAAGGTTGCAGTATCCAAGAATGCTTCATTCACTGCCATGTTTGCATTCATTGCTAAGTAATGAGTATTGTATGCTAACAAATCAATGATATGGGAAAGTCCCGAACCCTCAAAGTTATAGTCCGTAAACTCAGTTTGATTTTTCATGTATGTCTTTAGGTTTGCTTTGATGTCATCAAAGTCTAACTCAGTGACTTGTAGTTTAGTTGCCATTTATCTTAGTCTCTCTAAAAATATATCTAATGTTTGTGCTTCCGCTGGACTGTTACTAACATAAAACTCTATTGTTACATCGTAACGGTTCATGTCAATATCACCAGAGACAATAACATTTGATAGTTCTGCTCTGGGTTCAAAGTTCTTTATACAATCCTCAACGTGTCTTGCAAGAAGATTTGCTGTTGAGGGAGAGACAGGTTCAAACAATGTAGCACGAATGTCTGAACCAATCTCTGGATGAAACGGTCTTTCATAAAAATTTGTATTGATGAGATTCCTTACGCTTCTCTTAACTGCGTCAACATCAGACAGTTTTGCAATGTCGCCAGTCACAGGATGTCTTGCAAAGGACAAACTAACATCCTTAAATACCCTTGTGCTTCTTGTAATGTTTACTGCCATAGTTTTCTCCTACAGTTATTTATAAGGAACTTACCAACCCACGATTAACTATATGCTGTTCTGCAATATCATCTTTTGATTGACCATGATATGCAACTGCATGGTGATTTTTAATCATCAAGTCATTGATTGATGTATCTGCAAAGTCAGTTGTTCTCCATAACTCTCCAAGAATACGCCCGTACTTACCTTCTGCATCCTTATGTGTTTTAAGAACAATACCACCTTCGTCATCTAACAATCTAGTAATATAATCCTTTGCCATCAATCCATATTTCTTTTCGTCTAAATCCCTTGTACGACTTTCTGGTGTGTCAATGCCAAACATACGAATACGTTCTTTCTTCAACCACACACCGAAACCCAAATCGATATCTACATCAACTGTGTCGCCGTCTACTATCTTTACTATCTTAACTCTATACTCGTACATGTCTCTCTCCTATGTTTTAACTATTGGAGCCCATACCCATTTATCATCTGCCAACTCAAAGTTTATACTTTCTATAAACTGAGCAGGAGCTGATTCTGAGATTACGTTCTCATAAGTTATTGCCGCATTCAAAACGACAACTGTTGCTATCAATGTATACCACATGTGATTTCCTTATATTATTTTATCCACCAGCCGAGGTATTACCAGAACCAGAAGCAGATGCATTTGCAACCCAACTTCCATGTCCACCAGTACCATCGCCTACCCTGTGTACACCAATACCATTAACCTTAACCGTACCACTTCCACCTACCGCTGGGTCACCACAACCTGTAGTGTCACCGATTCTAACAACCGCAGCTCCGTTACAAGATACGTTTGGAGAACCAACCGCATAAGGAGTTTGGTGAAAGGGGTTTGGTGTGGGGGATGCATGTCCTACATGCGTATCTAATCCCACTCGACTAATTGCTGGCATACTCTCTCCTACGCAAGATTATAGAACTTACCAGAATCACCATACCTTCTGTGATTATGGAAAGTCATCAGTTGCGCTCTGTTACCACTTTCTTTCAACGAAATGTGAATCCAAGGATTTCCACTTCCAGTATTCTTATATTCCAATAGTAATTGGTCATGTGGAATGTTCTCACTAATCCATATTGCAATATCGTAATACTCTTTCTTTGATACACCAGAGAACTGTAAATCCGCAGCGTTACCTGTGTTGTGTTGCGAACTACCAGTTCTGTTTCTAAATGCGTTTGTTACCATAACATTAGGATACTGTTCCTTGATAGGGTCAAGACAGTTCACTGCTAATGTTTTAAGGTTGTCAATAATTTCTTGTTGCTTCTTACCTTGATTACCACCCTTTGGAATAGCAGACTTTGCAACAATAGAATGTTTGGATAGTTGTCCAAGGTTATAATGTTTAGATAGTGGAAGTTTATAATTTACACTTCCGTTATAATCTCCAGCGTCATCATAGTTTGTTTCTGGAGTAGTCTGTGCAGTAGGACTTGCGGTAGATGATTCTGGTGTAATTGAATATGTACCTTCATTGTCATCTCCATGCTCAACACCTTCATCTGGAATACGAGGTTGTGATAGAACTCTACGAGATGCACCACTAGTATTAATCTTTCCTGTCAATGCATTGTATGAATAGTCAGAGAATGAAGTCGGTTTGATTTCTCCAGATGTAACCGCTGCTTTCAATTCGTCCTCACTCTTCTCTTCATCATCACTTGCGTAAAATTCATCTGCGTCTGCAAGAGGAACGAAGTTTAGAGGGTCAAGTATCTCCGCTGACTTAGGTGCTTCTATAGTTGTAACGAATCCATCTGTGTCATACTCATCAATACTAATACTCCACTTCTTAATTCCATTTGCGATATCACCAGAATCATGGAACGTAGGTGCGGGCGCAATACCAATCCCTGCTGGGGTTGGAGTTACACGAGGAACGATTGGAACTACAGGTGTAATTGTAACCGCACTTCTTCCATTGGTATTCAAGTCAACAGTCGAACCATCTAAGTTCATTGCACCACCCGAACCAATGTTCAGTGTTGCAGCTGTATCATGTATCATTGCACCAGTAGATGCAAGAGTGTAAGTTCCTTCAGTGTATAGTGCAGTTGCACCAGTAATTGTAGAAGTGAATGTACCTTCAGAATTAAATGTGACATCACCAGTAACATTTGTTCCCATCGTACCAGCAATATCTGTAAGAGAGTTTCCGTCAATCACCATATCATAATTACCAAGTACAGAGTTAGTAAAGTTTGCACTCGTAACGATTTGCATATCATCTACAGATTGTTGTAAGAACTTTCCGATAGATGTTTGTGTCATTGTTGTTTGAGTTGTGAACTCCATAGACTGATTAGAGAACATACGAATATTCTCACCAGCATGAAAGTCA